GTTGCCTCTGTCAATGAGACAGATGGCTCACTTCTCTATGGTCCACTTATTGTAGAGACTGTACAGCCAGTCTATGACTTTGCAGCCCGTGACCGCTTCGTGTGGTGTGCTGCATCTGTGGCAGGAGAGCCAGGAACTATCCGTATTGACTTGTCTACTCAGGTTGAAACACTACGCTTTGCTTGGGCAAACGACGTCTACTATGTTAGCGGACAAGGACGCCAGACAACTGCTTGTGCATTCGTTGACGGTACTAACCGCCTAGCATTTACATCTCAGGGCCTTACAAAGGGTACTAAGATTGTGAACAAGCAACTTACAGCAAACGTTGCAACCATCTCAACACAAACTTCTCATGGCTTTGTAGTCGGAGATAAGGTCTGGGTAGAGGGAGTAGATTCAACCTTTAACTCTGCAGGCGCGGCTCCTTATGAGCCATTCACAATTACAGCAGTAACATCAACTACATTCTCTTATGCTAAGACTAATGGAAATGTTCTATCTACTGCAGTGACAGATGCTGCTGCAAGAGCACAGTCCCCTGGTTCAATCTATATTGAGTCAGATACAGAGTTGATGACATCTGGCTATGTGACCACAGGTAAGATTCGCTTTGGAACACTTGAGCCTAAGCATTTTAAGTTTGTCCGTGCTCGCGGAGATTTCCGCAATGGTGCTATGGATATTCAAGTCCTAGACTCTGTTAATAACCTATATGACATTATCACTTATGGTGGTGCAGTAGGTTCTCCTGAAGTAGCAACTACTTCTCCTGAAGGCTCTCAAGAGTACCTCTCGTACAAGTTTTTGCTCTCACGTAGTACGACCAATTCCGCACTAGGACCAGTGTTCAAGGGCTATCAAATCAAGGCTCTGCCTGCAACCAAGGGACAGCGACTTATCCAGTTTCCTGTATGGTGTTTCGATATTGAGAAAGACCGCTTTAACGTGGTAGTGGGGTACAAGGGTCGTGCGTGGGAGCGAATTCAAGCATTCGAAGAACTCGAAGCAACACGCGATATTGTGAATGTCCAAGACTTCACAGTTGGTGAGCGTGTGCAGGGAGTCATTGAGAAGGTGAACTTCTCACGTAAAGCACCACCTAATGGTGACTTTGATGGCTTCGGTGGAGTTCTAATGGTTACTGTTAGGACGGTCTTATAATGACTCCAGCAGAGTGGGCAGGATTTGCCGTAGCAGTCATGACATTGGTTGTTGGATTTGCTGGCGCTGTGCGCTGGCTAGTCCAGCATTATTTAAGCGAACTGAAACCTAATTCAGGTAGCAGCATGAGGGACGCAGTTAATATCAACACCGAACGATTGGATAGAGTTGAACAACGCGTTGACCAGATTTACCTCATACTTTGTGAGAAAGAAAAGAAGTAAGTACGCTGCAGTAATACTAGGACTCTGGACTGGCTTTGCCTTTATGGGCGTAGCCAACGCAGTAAACACGGGACAGGTGACAATTACTTGTGCGAAATCTGACGGAACTCAGCGCACTAACACAGTTGGATGGGATAACAGTAACATCTTCTTTAATGGTAAAGGAGATATTGCCCGTCTATACTGCGAAGGTGGATACGCTGGTGATTACCGTACCTTCGTTTCAACCTCTGTTACCGATTTGGCTCTTCGCTATTATAATGGCGTTGTGCCAAGTTCACAATCCCAGGTTCCTGTTGAAACTGTGACAGTGGAGACTTCGACTTCACCTTCCTCAACTCAACCAACAACTTCTGATTCTCAGACTTCAACCGTTGATTCTCCAACTGCAACTCAGTCAGATACCTCGACTGTCCAGCAGGAGACTGCAACTCCTTCTGCTCCTGTTGAAAGTTCCACAAGTCATAGTCAGACTGAATCAAGCGAGACGTCAACGAGCGAATCTCAGACATCAACTCAGCCTTCTCAGCCTGACGTTCCTTCCTCAGAGACTTCAACGCTTCCAAGCGGGACTGACTCTGGTACTGTGCTCGTTGATACCTCGACCTCATTATCAGATACGGCAACAGTGCTAGTGGATACAAGCACAGCACAATCACCAAATAATCAACAGACACCATTGCCTACTCCAATCCCTGTAGTGGAACCTCAACCAGTTCCTGCGGTGGTAGCACCTCAACCTGAGCCTCTTCCTCAACCAGACCCTGTACCTGTAGTCGTCGAAGGACCGACTTTGACAGAACAGGAGGCTCCATCAGAGGAGCAACCTTTGGAAGAGCAGCCAGTTGTTGAAGAGCAACAGCCTGTCGAAGAACCTTCTGAACATCCAGTAGAAGAAGATACGCATGAGACTCCAGTTGAGGAGCAAGAGAATCAGGCACAGCCCGAACCAACTCCTGAGCCTTCGCCTCAGCCAGTCGTAGTGCCTGAGCCAGTGACTCAGCCTGATGTTGCATATGTTCCTCCTGTTGTTACTTTAGACAATGGAGTTATTCTATCACAAGAAGTCGCAGAACAAGTGGAACTATTGCAGAATCCTGCAGAGTTGCTTACAGAATTATTTACAAACCCAGCAGCAGCCATTGCTGCACTGGGAGCAGTTGGGGCGGACATGTCACCCGAGTCACGGCAGAAGTCACAAGATGCCGTGGTTCAAGCAGTAATCGTAGGAAGCATAGTCAGCCAAGCAGCAGGTGCTGCAATTAGGAGAAAACCTTAATGAGAAAAGCCCTAAGAATCCTAGCAGACCTCAACATGACTGTTGTTGGTTTGCTCTTTGCATGGATTTGCTTTGAAGGTAGCGCACGAACCATTGGAATGTATCTCATTCTATGGGGTTCAATCGTTTACTTTATCAGAGAATACACCCGAAAAGAGGAATAAATGGATACATTGAAGAGCGTTGTAATGCGTATTGTTGCAGTAATTGCAGCAGAAGCACTTGGCGTTATTGGTGCTGGCTCATTGGTCGGCATTGAAGTATGGCAGGCGGGAGTCCTGGCTGGTGCGCTTGGCGCAGCAACTGTAGTAGAGGCGCTTGCTCGCTTCTATCTCGCTGATGGAAAGTTAGATGCAGATGAAATCAATGCTGCATTTGCAAAAGTAGATTCAAAGAAGGCGGAATAAGTATGGGACAGCGTAATGATTTCATTGCGGTAGCAAGAGGAGAACTCGGTGTTATCGAGGGACCTAAGGATAACGAGACAAAGTATGGTGCTTTCACAAAGGCTAACTTCTTGCCTTGGTGTGGCTCATTCGTGAATTGGTGTGCAAATGAAGTGGGACTTAAGATTCCTAATGTGGTCAGCACAGTTAAAGGTGCTGATGCGTTCATTAAGAAAGGGCAATGGGAAAAAGCGGAAGAGGCGACTCCTCTCCCTGGCGATATTGTCTTTTTTGACTTTCCCAACGATGGGGTTGACCGCATTAGCCATGTTGGAATCGTGGTTAAAGACAACGGAGACGGGACTGTAACCTGCATTGAAGGCAACACAGCCCCTGATAAGAAGGGTGACCAGCGCAATGGCGGTCAGGTCTGCTTGAAGGTTCGCGCCTACAAGAAGAAGAATGGCTCTAAGTTCCGTAAGTCACAGGCAGTTACAATCGTGGGCTTTGGTAAGCCCGTATTCAAGTCTTAAGGAGACTAATATGAAGTTCAACCTTCCATTCGTAGGAAAGGCTCCAGCAGCCTATGCTGGCCTTATACAGGCTATTGTAGCCCTTGTAGCAGTCTATGTACCAAACCTTCCACAGGAACTGGTTCTAGGACTGATTGCAGGTGCAACTGGCCTATCATTCGGTGCTCAGAAGAAAGAGAATGAGAAAACTATCTCGGCTCTTTATACTGACCCAGAGGACGACGACCTCTAATCAAACGACACTAAGTGGGGCTTCCTTCGGGGAGCCCCTCTTTTTGCGTCTCTAAGGTTAGTGCGGGTGATTGGCAATGGATTGACCCTTCCATCTTGGCAGTTATCCTAGGTTCCCCAAGCGATTCACATTTATGCCAACCACCCTATCTGATGTGTACGTCCCACCACCCATGGCAGAGGGCATCAGAATCTTATCCTCCTGTTTTGTAGAACCCAGTACCCTTGAAGTGGATAGGAGTTGCATCGTAGATGCGCCTTAGTTTATCCCCGCAGATTTCACAGAAGTACTCTGGCTCATCCGCTGCCATTGGGCGTTCAATTTTGATTACTTGCCCATCTCCAGGGCATTCATATTCGTAGGTTGCCAATTATTTTTGTTCCTTTATAGCCTCTGGCTGGGTTGTCTCAGCAATACGTTCTTCGACATACATACGCACCATATGCAATAGAGCATTGGCTCTTCCATTGCCACTAATCAATCCATCACGATAACCACGGATATAGTCTTCGCTCATTTTAGTTCCCTTCCAATCGTTTCAAGTATTGCTTTCTTCCAATAAAAATTATCATCATTATCCCAGTCAGATGGCTTGCACATCTCTACTATTGCTCGAAGGGCTGAATTGCGCTTCTCAAACTCCTCGTAGGGAATTAGATGTTCATTAGATAAATCCAGCCTTGCCAGCAATTCATCGTGGGTCATTTGCTTTTCTCACAATTACACATTATGTAACCGCAGTAATGCGATAGGACTGGCCACCATTCAGAATATCCCCTGCATTTTGAGCATCTTGGTGGTAAAGGATAAAACAATTCATCGTGTGTCATTTCTTTCCCCTAGCGATAGCGGCACAACTTTTGTAAATTTTTTCATCTCTGCCTGTGCTTATTAACTCAGATTGAAATAACTGCCACTCAGCCTCAATCTCCTGAGCAATTTGCTCGCGGAGTGAGGTTTCAATATTCTTTAATGCTTCATTAAGAAGATAACTATTCTCAGCATATAGGCTCATAAGTCATCCCAACATATCTCGCATACTTGCCAGTCAAAGTTGCCAACTAGCGTCTCTTTGTAAACCATATCACCACATCGGGTGCATTCACCCATCTCTTCTTCTTCAAAATTAGTCTTCATCACGTTCCTGCCTTACATAACGCTCAATCATCTGATTGATAAACTCAATAGTAATTTCATATGGCACGTGTTCTTTATGGCACTGAAAGTGATTCTCAAGAACCTTATATCCAACAGATGCACCCTGAATCCTGTACCCAGAAGTGCTGAATCTTCCAAGTGGGTCTGCAATATTGGTAAAAATTTCTGGCTCGCCAATCCACTCCATGTCAGATATATACGAGAGTGCATTCTTAAGATTATCGGCTGCCCCTTTTACCATAAACTCTACATCTTCTTGCTTTATGTTACTAAGTGAAGTAAACTGCTGACCAAAATCAATGACAGGTTTTCCTTCAAAGTTATCGCCTGCAAATACAACATTTCCTTTTTCCATCAAAAATTCCTCCATGTCGTTAAGTGTATAAGCCCACAGCAGTTACACTTGTAAGTATACAGTTTCCATTCCTTATGGCGTGAAGTATACTGCTTGGCATGCTTGCGTGTCATAAACCGTTTCTTTTTTAAGCAAGTTTCTGGGTATGTCGCTTTCATACAAAAATGATAACACATGTGATACACTTTTGGGGCGGGAAACCGTGGGGCGGAAACTTCAAATGAAGGGTGACGGCAACGTCTGAATCCGACCTCCCTGAACCACCTAAATTATAGCGTTTTTTGCTATAAAAAAATGGGGGGAGGGGGGGCGTTTCTTAAAATCTGGGTTCAGGCATGGTTTTAAGAAACCCGTGTCGTACCGCCCAAGTCGGAAGACTTGTGGTATCGTTAGGGTATGAATCAATTACCTAAGCATATTTCCTATTCCGCAATGTCGACATGGCTCGATTGCGGATACAAGTACGAACTCACTAAACTCCATGGCTTACAGGATGGACACGCCGTATGGCTAACTGGCGGTACAGCCGTGCATCTTGCTACCGAGTACTATGATAAGGCTGGCAGTCTTTCCATGGATTCGGCTTACCTCGATGAGGTATGGAATAAAGCATGGTTTGAGTGCGTTCAAGAAGATGAAGCAATTCATGGTGACATGAACACATGGCAGTTCGTCAAAAAAGAAGACATGTCATGGTGGTATGGTGAAGGTCGCTGGATGCTTGAGAAGTGGGCTAAGTTCCGCAACAATGGCTGGACTCCACTAGAAGGATTCATCGAGAAGGAATACGAAGTACCTATCGACGATGCCGTTGTAAAGATGGCAATCGATAGAGTGATGACAGATTTCGATGGGAAACGGGTGCTCATCGATATAAAAACAGGCGCGTCATCCCAGAAGCATCCTCTGCAACTTGCAGTCTATGCGTGGGCTCTGCAACGGGACGGGATTACTGTTGATAAAGCAGGTTTCTGGGATGCGCGTACTGGTCATATATCCGAATGGCCAATCGATTACCTGTTCAGTGAGCGAGTCGAAGATATTCTCAATACCTTTGACAAGGCTCGCAAAGCAGACATCTTCCTGCCTAATCTAAGCAATTGTGGCAGATGTGGTGTAGTATCCCACTGTAAGTACCGCAATGGTCAATACAGTGATATGATAGAGTTCAACAAGAACAACCAAAAGGAGACGGACAAGTGACACAATCACTTCAAATCAGCAGCAAACTGCCAGATGGTCGTATCTTCGTCGTAGGTGGCGATGATATCGATTCATTCGAGACTAATCTCAAGGCTATCCTTGGACCTGAAAAGGCTCAGGATGTACTTGGTGAGATGGCAGCATCACTATCAGGTGCAGGTACAACAGCGCAAGCAGTTGCAAACGTCCAGAATGCATTTCCTGGAGCAACTGTAGACCACACTGCACATCCAACACAGGGTGCTCAACTAGCACCTGCATCGCGTTCATGTTCACATGGAACACTCACACCTCGCACAGGCTCAGGTGCTAAGGGTCCTTGGAAGGGCTTCTTCTGTCCTTCACCAAAGGGAACTCCAGACCAGTGTTCACCTGTATTCATCCAGCGTAACGACCCTGCTTGGAATACATTCTAATGTGTAGCGACGAGAAACTAAACGAAGGCACTCAGATTGCGGTAGAAATTAATACTCTCTATCGTAGGTTACGACGTTATCGATGGACTATTTCATCTGCAGAAGATTGGAAAGTTATCGCACGTGGTCAAACATTCACAGCACGTGGTGCTATCAAAAAGGTAGCCAAGGTTCATGAAAAACTCGAACGTGATACCCTCAGGTATAATGGTCGAGTAGGATATAATCTTGTATTAACTTTCTAGGAGTAAGATGAGAACACTAGCCCGCGCAGTAGGTAGTAAGGATATCGGGGGGGAACCAATCCCCCCCGTATTCCGTACCCTAGAAATAAATAAAGTAAGTATTCGTAGGTCTGAGATATCGATGATTGCTGGCACTCCTGGTGCTGGTAAGTCGACCTTAGCGCTTGCGATAGCACTACGCTCCAAAGTACCTACATTGTATGTATCAGCAGATACCAACGCTCATACTATGGCAATGCGCCTGCTCTCTATGATTACAGGAATGAATCAGACAGATGCAGAACGTGCATTGATTGACAATGTAGAAAAGTCACGCCAAATTATCAATGAGCACTCGGGACATATCTTCTGGAGTTTCGACTCCGCACCAAGTATGTCTGACTTAGATATGGAAGTAGATGCATTCAAGGAGTTATGGGGTTGCGACCCTACTCTCATCGTGGTAGATAACCTTATGGATATTGCCATGGATGGGGGTAACGAATTTGAGAACATGCGTTCTGTTATCAAGGAACTCAAGTACTTAGGTCGTGATACTAATGCAGCAATCCTATTGCTCCATCACACAAAGGAAGGAATCGAAGGCTATCCATGCCAACCACGCTCTGCTTTGCAGGGTATGGTTGCTCAGTTGCCAGCGCTTATTCTTACAGTCGGTAGTGATGCCCCAGGCTTCATTGCAGTAGCCCCTGTTAAGAATCGCTATGGCAAGGCTGACCAAACTGGAAAAACTTCCTACTGGTTACAGTTCAATCCTGAGATTATGGACGTGTCTGATATTCCAGAAAGAGTAGAATATGTCCAACACAAACTATGACAAAGGCAGGAATCTATGATAAAGGGTACAGCGATAGCGTGGTTTTCCGCGCTTGTTCTCTTTGTGGGAACTCTGCCTCACGCTGTGGGTGCGACGTTTACGATAGCACACAGAACGTTTACGAATATGAATCTCAAGCCTTGCATGGAACCTATTACGCATGCAAAGATGATGGCCAAGAGATTAGCCAAAGAGAAAGTATTACGTATGTACCACAGCAATTACGAGTGGAAGGCACTATACAAGTTGTGGATGAAAGAGTCCAAGTTCGACTACACTGCGGATAACCCGCACTCTAGTGCGTATGGAATTCCACAACTTCTAAAACTTAATACAGAAACATCCGTAATCGAGCAAATCGATTTAGGGCTCAAGTACATCCAGCACAGATACGGTACGCCTTCGCATGCGTTGGCGTTTCACAATAGACATGGGTGGTACTGATGGCTAATCCTGCCAAGGCTAAAGGCTCTAAGGCAGAACGTGATGTCGTCTCTTATCTTTCTGAGAACGGCTTTCCGTACGCGGAACGTCGCCTGGCGGGGGCTCAGGAGGATAAGGGCGATATTGCGGGTGTTAATGGAGTCTGCATAGAAGTTAAAGACCATAAGACTATGGCGCTCTCTACATGGGTAGAAGAGATGTTAATCGAGACCAAGCATGCTAAAGCATGGACTGGTGTAGTGTGGCATAAACGGCGTGGCAAAGCGTCCCCTGCTGATTGGTATGTTACACTTACTGGGTCAATGTGGTTAGAACTATTAAAGAAGGCTATGGGATTAGATGAAACGAGAAAATCCTAGTATCAAACCGATACTGGAGCACTACGGTGCTCGCGTTCCAAATCGCCTTAACTGGTTTTCCATGAAATGCCCGTTTCATGAAGATTCACACGCATCAGCATCTGCATCACTGAGAGAGAACGCATTCTGTTGCTTCGCTTGTCAGATGAAGGGCAACGCATATGCTATTATTATGAAAAAAGAGGGGGTCGAGTTTCGTGAAGCAATCAGCATCGCAGAGAGAATCCTTAACGAAAGCGGCGAAGCACTACCACAGCGCATTGGAGGTAGCAGAGGGTTATCTGCAGGCTCGAGGTCTAACTATAGGTCAAGCAACAAGAATGGGATTGGGCGTCGTGCGAGAGCCTCTTACGGGGCATGAGCAATACAAAGGACGTTTATCTATTCCTTATGTAACAAAGGCTGGCGTTGTAGACTTACGCTTCCGTTCCTTAGACCCAGCAGTTGAGCCTAAGTATATGGGATTAACAGGTGCAACAACGCACTTGTATAACGTGCAGTCCTTCTTCAAGGCTGCATCGTTCATAGCGATATGTGAGGGTGAAATTGATACGATTACGATGGATTCTGCTATTGGTGTGCCTGCAGTGGGTGTTCCTGGTGTTAACAATTGGAAGCCTCATTACACACGGCTTTTCGCAGATTTTGAGCACGTCTTTCTATTTGCTGATGGCGATAGTGCTGGCACTGACTTTGCAAAAAGTCTGGCGAAGGAACTAAATAACCTTGTCATCGTGCAGATGCCAGACGGGGAAGATGTAAACTCTATGTATCAAGTACATGGTGAGGATTACTTTAGGACTAAGATAGAGAAGGTTATAAATGTTGATACAGAACAGTAAGGGTCAGTTCACTTGCGAAGATGAGAACTTTAAGACCACGGATGTATTCGAGTACCTAGACCATGCTGGTGTTGAGTTCAAGTGGGGAGTCAAACT